TGTAACTAATATAGCTACATCGTTAGGCCTTCCCGGTCCTCTGTTTTGTACGATTAAATGCCCGTTAGCGTGTTTGGTCCATTTGACCTCGATATTTTCGCCCACGTCTGCCGTATCGTGGCCGTTATCGATAGCCGGTACAAAGCCGTAATCGCCGAAATAGTTAGCTACGGCCATCTCTGCCGCTGCTCCCTCGCTTTCCTGCCATACAAGCTCGTGCCAATTTTTATAGGCTTGGCCAAAATTACTCGCATCGGTCGGATCGGCATTACGTATAATCGTACGCTCTAGTCCTACACGATGAGCGGTAATCTCCTGCGATCGATCGAGTATGACTTTTGCTACGCGCGACATTGTGCACATAACCATAAAACTACCTCACCGGATACATCTCGGTACGAAAAGCCGCCGAGGTCTGTACGCCACTCGTAACACTCGTCGCATTGTTTGGCCGCGACTACGGTTACATCGCCGTTATCGTGGATAGTCGTAGCTAGTCCATCTTTAATAAATGTAAGCTCGCCCATTAGAGTTTTAACCCGTCCTCGCAGCGCTTACAAAAGGCCACGACTAAACCATCCTCGCGTACGTAATCATTTATAAACGTATCGTTATCGCATTTAGAGCAATTACCCGAGCCGCCATATCCATCGAAAGAGTAAATATGGCCATCGGTTGCCCGGTAAATATCTTTAGGGTTTATGGTCATACTTGAGGCTTCCATTTTCCATCGCTACCGAGTACGTGCCAATAGGGGTTACATTGATTAGCTCTAACTCGCTCGGTGCACTTGTACGCCGCCCACGGTTTACCCGTTGCCTTAGCCGTGCCCTCAGCCCACACCATCGTACCGTGAGCACATCGAGGGGCCTCAGCTACTAACTCACCGCCGAGACTTTTACCAATCTCTAAGATGCTACTCGCCATTGTGGCCATGTCCTCGATCGAGGCCTTTGTGCTCCACGGGTCCGAGTCTGCCGGTAACGTCTCTACCTTTTCCATATCTTGCACCGTAGGCCTCGAGTTATGGTTAAGACTTGGAGTTAATAAACCTATGACTCGTCCATAGCTGCTCGTAATTGTGTCCTCTACCATCCACTTACGCATATTTTGCGGATAGGTTGCGACGTTACCAAAAGCGTAATCGACGGCGCTAGGTTGCGTATCCTCATACTCACGGTAAGCCTCAGCTCTTACAAGGATCGTGCCTTTCTCAATATCAAAGCTCTCAATATATGCGACTAACCTACCGCTCGGAAATTCTGACCGAAACCTTTTAATGCGAGCGTTTACATCCTCGTAATTATCTAAAAACCCCATTAGATTAGCTCGCTCTCTTTGAGAGCTTTAGCAATAGCGCGGCCACGTACAAAACCCTCACCGTGTCCATGCTTAAAGCCAATCGAGTATCCAATTACCATAAACATAAAGCCCATACCGCAGGCTGCCAAACCGATTAATATATCTAAACTATTCATTACTTAGCCCTGTGTTAAGGCCGATCAAGCTACTAACCGAGTAGCCCTCTCAGCGTTTGTAGTATCAGTATGAGGGCTAAATGTCAGATTACAAAGCGTATAGCCTTTTGGCGTGTCGCTACTTAGCGAGTCTGTCCTCTAACAAAATCTCATAGATACGGTCTACGCGCTGCTCGATACGCTCAACGCGCCCGGCTAAGTTATGGCCACCGTTGCCGTCCGGCTTTAACTCGGCTAGATAATACTTAACTAGATGGCGGACGAGCCCAGCCCCTAGCCCCAAAATAGTAAAACTCCCGAGAGCAATACCAACTACGAGCTGAGCTCTTTCCATTACTTAGCGCCTACGCCTAATTGCTTCTCCGACGGTTGCAACGCTTTTAGTAGTGGCCCGATTAGCCCAGCGATAAACGCGTTAGCCAATACTTTGTAGTCGGTGATGCCGGACATATACAAAGCCGCTACGGATGCGAGGGATGCTCGTCCGTATGATTTTGCCGCCGCTATTGCTTGCTCTTTCATTTCTTGCTCCTTAGTGCCCTTAAGGATTTATCTAACTATAAACCTAAACTAGCGATTAAGGCTTTAGCCTTGCTTGCCGATATCTCTACCTCAAAGTGCATATCGTCCGGTCTGCTCTTAAAGTCGCCGCCCCACTTGAGGCCGTACTTTTTTGCTAAAGCTCTAAGCATCGGGATCTTTTCAGCCGGGAAAGTGCCGGCCTTGCCGAGAGGGTGCTTAGTCGCATTTAGATCGATAGCGGTACCGGATGAGTGGCACGATAATTTTGTAGGGTTGCCTCGCACCATACGATAGGCGTAGCCCCAATCGTCAAACGTGCCCTCATCGATCGGCTCGATTAGCTCGTGAAATTCCGCAGCAAAGGCGGCCAAGAGAGGCCCAACACTCTCGGCGCACCTTAGCTTACGATCCGTACCCTTTACGGGGTAGGACTTTATTTTTATCTCGGCCGGATCTTTTGATGCCGGATAACCGTTATAGCTTGTTTCCATAATCGGGGTTATCTTTATTTAGATACGCTTGATAATCGGGATTACTTTCATCTTTAGGTATCCACGAGATAGTTTCGTTTCCATTATCTCTTAGGATGTATTCCACGCCTGTATCGGTCGTAAACTCTGTATAAGTAACCATTTTATAACTCCGCATTCACTTGTATAGCTACGCCAAACGTACCTCTAACAGATTTTCCAACAATACCGCCGGACATACCCGTAGCCGTAAAACTTAACTGATTAAATCCTGTAGACTCTGAGGAAAACGCCGTAGGAGTCTTAAAACCTGTACCAATTTCGTAAAGTGCATTAGTTAAAGACGTTGGGTAAGTAACTGTATAAGTAAAAATTCGTTTTTCTACGTTAAATTTACTAAAACAGTAAGCGGCCGTCGTAGAGTAATAAACTCCCGTCGTAGTGTCTGCCTGTACGGTCTCAAAATAACGCTGACACGCCTCTAACTCAGCTCCAATATTTGACCCGTTGCGACTAAACGCGGTTGCAGCCGTTGCAGCTTCCATTTGTACGCCAGTTAGCTCGAAATAATCGTTTGCGCCTGCGGTGCCGGTTGGTGTCCATAAAAAAATGTAAGCGAATTGCGTAACGGTCGAAGGGACCGCGTAGGTGTATGTAAATCGTTGCCATGTAGTCGTTAAAGTATTGTTTTGATTAACCGCTAAAGTTTGACCGGTAAAACCGCCTACCTGAATATTTTGGTCCGTACCGGTACCTGTATAAAGTTGAGATGCCAAAATGCTTGACGTTGGAGAATAGTTAGCGCCTGCACGAGCATAAAAACTTACTGTAATTGTTTTACCTGCAAAAGGGATCGAATTCGCCGTCTCAAAATTGTAATTAAGAGCCATCGCAGCCGTACCCGTTTGCCCGGAGTTGCGTTGCACTCGTGCGCAATACTGTATATTTGGTAAGTTTGTCGAGTCATTTACGGATTGACGGCTAACTGTTGATGCTTGATTAGTACCTGTTGGCAAAAACCAGCGATCAGTAGTAAAACTATTTGCTGCACTTGTACCAGCAGCTAGCGAGATGCTCGTACCTCTTTGCCAAATATCCATACCGCCGTTAATCGTTGCATTTTTACCAGCGGCAGGGGCGGCGGCTATGTCGTAAGTTGTTTTAACCGCGTTAGCCGTCGCAGCTAGTGTCGTAGATGTACTACTTACTGAGTCTGAAAGCTGTACCGCTCCTAGGTTAGAGGTAGTACCGCTAAGAATACCCACCGTTACCGTGCCGCTAGTGCCTCCACCTGTAAGAGGGCTAGTAACTGTAACGCCCTGAATATCACCGGCTGCATCCGTTACCCACGTAAAGTCCATATCGGTATTAGATGCCTTGCTTAATACCTGTCCCGTAGTGCCGCCTTTTAGATCTACCAAGCTAGCATCGATGGAGTCGCCTAGGGCTTCGATCGCCGTAGCTCCATCTTTTACTAAGTCGGTCGATGTAGGTACCGGCCAATTAAAATTAGGCGTTACTGTTGCCATTATGTCAAACCTCCAAAAGCATTTTCCCAGATGAGTGTAGCGTTTACACCCGTCCAAACTAGGTTAGCCGGGCTAACCGTGTCCCATTGTGGCGCCACTAATGAGAAATCTGTAGGGCTTAGCGTGAGCGTTATGTCCACGAATTGAGGGGTGGCCCGGATAGCAAAGCCCTCTAAAAAGCCGTTAAACGATCCGTTAAACATATTGATCGGTAGATCGTTAATAACAATAGGCTCGCCAAAAAATACATCGATCAGCTTATTACGCTCTGCATCGGGTAAGTCGCCGCTATCTAATCTAAAGGTAATGGCCTGTAGCTGCTCTCGAGGGATAGCACGTAGGCCTAACTCACGATCCATCACATCGTTTACATCGCTTAGGTTATGCAGGTTACTATTTACGGCTCGCTGATAACGGCCATAGTTAGCGATGGAGTCGGCATCGAGGGCCGTAGCTTGATTGGCGTAATTGTTGCCATAATTAAATACAAGGGAGTTACGGATCTTGCCTATTTGTACGATCGATTTAACGCTAGATGGAGTAGCGTAGTTAGCCGATAAAGTCGTATAACCGTTAGTCGATAGGTAGGCGGTACGATGGTCGGCATCGGCATAACATACGCGCCCGGCTTTGTCCTCGTAAATTTGTCCTAGTGCGCTTTGTGCAATTTGAGCGCAGAGGTTATAACTGTTAGCCGGATCGGCTGCTCTACTAATCATCTCGTATAGACCAGGCTGATCGATCTCGCCGAGTCCTACGTTTTCTGCATTGGCCCACGTAGTCGTAGGGTCATAGTTTGCCCATTGTAAAGCCGGTGCTACCTCAAACCATGAGTTAATAAGTAGCTCATTAAGTATGTCGTAGATCTGAGTGCCGTCCTCGGTTTTAGCTAGGGCATCCGGGAAAAGTGCTTTAGTTAATTTTGCTAGAGATCCGACGGCCAAAATGCTACCGATCGTTATAAAGCCGACCTCCTCCGGAGATCGTACGGATATACCAAAATCTGACACCGCGCCGCCAAATACCGGGACATACGTACCGGAGCTATTCTTAAGCTCTAGGGTTAATACATCGGTTACGTCGATATCAAAAGCCGTATTATTTACGTTTACGATCTCCATACGTGCGTAGCCGGCGTTGCATTGTAAATCGATATCATCGCGACCCGTTGCCATTGTTACGCTTAGCACGTTTGTATAGACGGTAGTACCGACCGTTATACGCCACTCGGGTAACCATGTACTCATGCTACTAAGTAATCTCCGGAGCCTCGATTAACTGAGGTACCTCGGTAGCTTGATTGATTGAGTACATCCTCAACCGCACGAGCTATAGCCTCCGGATCCGCGATAGTGCTATTTACTGTTAGCTCTACTTTTACATCACGATCAAAAGCACCACCACGGGACAAACCACCATATGCTCCACCCTCGTTAGCTCTAAACTCACCGGCATTAAATGAATTTATAGCTCCACCCATAAAAGATTTAACTAGAGCATTAAAAGCGCCTGAGTCCTCGACGGTTTGGAAAGTGTCTGTAACTGTGTCCGCGAAATATTTAATAGCATCGGCGGCCTCTTTAGCCTTTACATCGGCGATAGTTGCAGGCGCTCCGCTTGGTGATCCCGGTGCCCCGCCAACCGAGCCGGGAGTAGTACCCGTTACTCCTCCGACGGCTCCGCCTCCGGTGCCAATTCTGCCTAAAGCTGCGGCATATTCTTGTAAGGCTTTTAGTCGTGCATCGTCGGCGGCTTTTTGTGCCTTAGCTACCCGGTCGATCATAGCGAGCTCTTCAGACTCGCGGAGTTTGTTAAGTGTTAAAGATGCGTTAGAGGTTTTACTCAAGGATGCGAGTTTAGCGATTTCGGTTAGTTGGATCTGTACGCGCTCGCTATAACTTTCCTTAGCGGCTAAGTCACCGGCTGCGGTGATAGCTGCATTATATTTACCAAAAGCAATCTGCCGAGCGTTTTCTTTATCCGTCTCGGCCATCTTTGATTTATCTATCGCCGTAAGCTCATTAAGTAATTGAGTGTTAATAGCCTCGAGGGTTGCATTACTAATTTGAGTAATACCGGCTAGTTTGGCCATGTCTGCATTTTTTTGCAGCGCCGCTAGCTCGTTAATTTTCTTAAGCGCTAATTCGCCATTATCCTCCTCAATAGCCTGTAAGGCTTCGAGGCGTAGGATCGTCTCTTTGTCATAGGTAGCGCGTAGAGCTGCAGCGATAGAGATACGGTTAGTATCAAATACGGCCGCAGCCTTTGATAACGAAAGTTTGTTTTTCTCGGCGAGTGCGCTTTTCTTTTGTAGCGCTAGTATCTCCTTTTGGCGCTTAGCTGCCTCGGCTTCTGCCTTAGCCCGAGCTTTAGCGTTTGCTCGCTCCTCCTCGGCTTTATATTTTTCCGCCGCTGCCCCACCATATTGGCGATCTGCGGTAACTCCCATATAAGTAGCGCCGGTTACCTTGAATAAAAATTTTGTATAAGCCGCTGAGGCATCGTTAAATAATTTAGCCAAACCTACAAAAGGCGTAGCTACGGCTCCGGTTAATTCCACGACACTAACTAAACTATCGGCAAGGTTATCTACGCTCTCGGTTAGATCGTCTACCGTAGTATCGCCGGCGAGCTTCATAAAAGCCTCGATTAAAGCGCCGCCTACGGTTTCTTGTAGGTTGCCGTAAGCGATACCTACCGCGGCTACCTTGCCGGCGTAAGTATCTAAACGCGCTGCATTTTGCCCGGAGTATTGATTTAGTAATTTTGCTTGGATCTCTGAGAAACCTGCGGCGTTTAATTCTGCCTTTGTAAGTCCTAAATTATATTTAGCTAGTCCCTTAGTTTGCCCAAGGTAGGCTAGGCCTAAATCTTTAGAAACTTCGGCCGCATCCACACCACTACCGGCCGATACATCTAAAGCAAGGGTTAATAATTCTTGAGATCGAGTAACTGATCCCGTAGTAGTTAATAGGCTCTGAAAGGCCGGCCTCAAAACATCATCGGCCACCGCGGCAGATTTTTCTAAGTCCGATATAAAGCGAGTAATACGAGTATCCTCAAAACCGAGTCCTAAGTTATTCACCGCTTTAGTTAGACGTATGGCCGCGGTTTCATCCTCAGCGAAAGCCTTAACCGATTTTTTACCAAATTGTATAAGAGCGGTAGCGCTAAAGGCCAAACCGAAAGACTTGGCTAAATTTTTTACACTTTTCTCAAAGCCGCCGATCTGTTTCTCGCCTTTACCGAGAGCTTTACCGTCCCACGTAGATACGGCGTTTACAAATAAATCGGGTAACTTCGCCATTATGCGGCCTTGTCATAACGGCCTTGATTAAAGGCGGCGATAGTTTTCTCAATAGCTTTTACTACGGCGGCTTGAGCTTTGCCCTGATCCTCGGACCATGCTCTAAAGATCATGCGGCCACGGCTTGCACCCTGAGGTGACGCAGAATTTCGATGATTCCCGGCAGAATCGACAGGAAAATGATGCCGAGGATGACCAGCGTCAGGTTGTTCTTGATGATCG